AGGATTTCAGTTGATTACGGGGAATGGTTACACCCATTTCGTTGAGTTGGGTGACGGAACTTTCGGTGAAATGTGGGTCATGCCTTCTCAGTTTACGAAGATTGTTGCTAATCCAACTTATGAGTCCTTGATTCAGGGTTATGTGATTGATATGTACGGGTCGGACGGACATCAACTTGAAGAGAAGTCCGTTATGCATTGGAAGTACTGGAACCCGGATTATGACTCAGTGGGATCCCATTTATACGGAATGAGTCCGTTGAAATCGGCAAGGCGTTCGATCCGGTTAGGCAATGATGGCGATCAAGCGTTGAGCAAGGCCCTAAAAAATGGCGGAGCAAGTGGAGTTGTTTATCCGACAGATCCAGACTTGGAGCAACTAACTCCGATGCAGAGAAGTCAATTAGAGAATTACTTGAGAACCATGCAAGGTCCGGACAACTACAAATCATGGCTTGTTTCAAGCGTGAAGTTAGGCTTTGAGAAGTTCGGCATGCCACCAGTTGACCTGGAGATAATTGAAGCCGGGAAAATGAGTCAAAGAGATATATGCAATGTATATAACTTTCCAAGTGAGTTGCTCAACGATCCGGACAACAAGACGAACGCGAACAAGGAGCAGAGTCGCAAACAACTTTACTTAGATAACGTTATACCGGAACTTGCGAGAGATTTCGCAGAGATGAACCGTTGTTTAGTTCCTTATTTTAGTGAAGCTACCGGAATCAAATATCACCTTGATTTTGATGTTCAATCTATCGATGCTTTGAGTCAAGATAGAGAAACAACCGTGAACTGGCTTGACAAGGCTTGGTGGCTCACCGCAGATGAAAAAAGAATCGAGATGGGTTATGAGCCTTTGGGAGATAACTCAAGATATATTCCGATGAATCTTGTACCGGACGGCAACTCAGGATTAACAGAAGATGAAATCAACTTGATGTCAGATGAATTATCAGGAGTATAAATATTTTTCTGAAAAGGATTTCGAGAAGTGTACACCATCATGTACGTTATCCGATATGAACCATAGTTTCATCAAGAAGCTTGATATTGCTCGCATGGTTGCGCATACCCCGTTCAAGTTGAGTTCGGCCTTTAGGAGCAAAATATGGGAGCAAGAACAAGGAAGAAACGGAACTTCAAGTCACACCAAAGGACTTGCCGTTGATATAGTGGCAAATAATAGCGCAACTCGTTATCTTATAATTAGCGCGTTACTATCAGTTGGTCTTACTCGCATAGGATTGGGAAAGAACTTTATACACGTAGATATGGACGAAGAAAAATCACAGAATGTAATATGGCATTATTATGGATAAGGAATTAAACCAAGTAAAATTCGATATCAATAAATTGGAAGCTATGATTGAGGTATTAGCAAAAGACGTTCAAGAAATAAAAGAAGCCTTGATTGGTAATGAGTTCGGTCAGGAGGGGCTTGTTAAAAAAGTCAATCAGAACGAACAAAACATTGCTGAACTTGTCAAATTTAAACAAAAAATAATAGCTTGGGCAACAGGAGCCGGGTTGGGATCTTCTGCCTTAGTGAACGCCATAGCGGAGATGATAAAATGAAAAAACTCAAGGAGATTAAAATATTAAAATTAATCGCTCAAACTGCTGAGGGCAAGAACAAAGCAGGCGAAATTCTTCACGGGGCCTTAGATATTCTTCCGTTGCCTAACCAGTTCCTGGGGAAGGCGGTGAAAGGTATTTTAGCAGGAGAGTGGAATCAAACAAAAAACGAATTGCTTGAAGCGTTTACGCTTCGTAACGTTGTTGCTATCGGCCTCACGACCGCGTTGATTATGGGTTGGTTGACGGCTGACGATGTAGATCAGTTTATGCAAGTTTTGAAAGAACTTACCACGCAGTAGAATCATACAAATTGTAGAATTCAAACTGGGTCGTGAAATGGCTCAGTTTTTTTTTGACCATGCCCATACCTAAACCAAATACCGGTGAAACAAGAAGCCAGTTCATGAGCCGGTGCGTTAGATTTCTTGCGGATGAAGGAAAAGAATCTGAACAAGCAATCGCGATATGTTACGACATTTATGCGGAAGAAAACAAAGAAGAACTCAGAGAAAAATATTTTGCTTGGAAGACAATCGACAACAAGAGAAGATCGTTAGAGCCTTATGCTGAAAACACTTTCTACACGGCACTCAGGTCGCAACTCAAGCAATATCTTGATGAGGTTAAAAGATCAGGACGAATAGACTTTGAGTTGGAAGGAGTCGTAACGGAAGATCCTGTATTCACGGCTTATGAAAAACTTTACAATCGCATCATGCCGATGTTCGGCAAGGACACCATGGACAAGCTTCTTGGGACGAAGAAAGCAAGAACGAACTGGCGAGCATTAGTCAGGAGATGGTTTCAAGAAAGCGACACGACAACCAAAATTACAGGCGTAACGAGAACAACAAAAAAAAGAATAAGAAAACAAGTGCGCATCGCTTTGAGTCAAGGAACAAGCGTTCCTAATTTCGCAAGACAACTCAGCAAAGATTATGGATTTTCAAGAAAGAGAGCCATGATGATAGGAAGGACAGAAATGGTTTCTGCCTCAAACGCAGGAAGCTTGCTTGGAGCAAGAGAAAGCGGAGTGCCTACAAGAAAGGTTTGGTTGTCAACTCAAGACGATCGTACAAGGGGCCTCATGGGAGGACTTTATGACCATTGGAGCATGGAAGGAACCGTTGTGAACTTGAATGACAAGTTTAACGTGAGCGGTGAGTTGATGCAGTTTCCTGGGGATTCATCGCAAGCCAGTCCGGGCAACACGATCAACTGCCGTTGTACTCTAATATACGAACCCATCCTAACTGATGAAGCCTTCGACACCATTGGTGCTTTGACTTCTACCGCAGGCATGCTTGGAACACTAGATGATACTGATTTTTAGCTACAACAGGCCGGAGTTCTTGCGAAAGGTGATTGAAGATTGTCCGGTGAAGCCTTATGTGATTGATGATGGGTCAGACTTCGATCCCATGCCGTTCGCAAGGTTGAGTTACTTTCATAAACTTGAACACAAGGGCAGGGAACAGTTCTATCTAAACTGGCAGTATGCTTTCGAGATATGCAAGCAATCTGATGAAGACTTTTTTTTGTTTATTCCGGATGACTTTCTAAACGTGAATCATTCTAAAATAAAACACATTTACGATACGCTTCAAGGAAGATATGCTTACAATCTTCTAAATGATGCAAGGCCTCAAATATGGACTCCGATCAAACATCACGATGTTGAAGTGGCCGGAGTTCCTTCTGAAAGAGTCAGTTATGCTGATTGCGGTTATTTTACCAACAGAGAAACTTTGCAAGCAATCAACTTCACCCAGGACGATATAAGTGTTTCAAGGTTCGATCGATCTGAAAACAGTAGCGGAGTCGGTTGGAGTCAGAGCAGAAGATTTCACAAGAAGTTCGTGCCTATGTACATTCCCAAAAAATCATTATGTTTTCACGGTGCGCATGAAAGCATGATGCACAAGGAACTTAGAAAAAAACAACCGTTGATTAGCAGATGAAAATATTAGGAATTATTTCGGCCTTGGCTTGTCTTGTTTACGCATTCGTTTATGATTACAACATTGCAATAATTTTATTGCTTTTTTTTATAGCGACTAAAACCGATTTCATGTTGATCGTAAACAGAAAATGATAACCGCAAATTTAGCTACAATCAAAGCAAGGCAACACACGCTTCAAGACGTTGTAGATAGCTTGCGACAACAAGTTGACATTGTTAGAGTTTACGGAAACGATTATCTGCCAGTTGTAAAGGGAAGCAACGTTCAGATCTTTACAGGATGCGATTACACCGACAACTCAAAATTCTTCTGGTTGCCAAGAAGCAGAGGTGTTTATCTTTCTTGCGATGATGATATTTTATATCCGGAAAATTACGTTGAAATCATTCTCAAGGCCTTAAAAAAATATCCAAACACTTGGCTAACCTTTCACGGCAGAAAGCTTCGCGGAATGAACTTGCCTTATTACACGGGCCATCATGTGTATCAATGTTTGAGAAGCGTTGAATCAGATTATCAGATTGATGTACCGGGGACCGGGGTAAGTGCTTTTCACACGGACACGATAAAGTTCGATATAACCTCATGGGAAGATTATCGCATGAGCGATCTTATGGTTGGTTTAGAACTTGCCAAAGCAAGAGTCAGGACGATCTGCTTGAAGCATAAAATGTTTTGGATAAAGAGCGCAGAAACTCATCTGCTAGAATCGATACACCGCAGAGAATATAAAAACGAAAGACAGAATCAGATAGCGAATACTATCTACTCACTTGTTTCCAGTAGCAGATAGCTAACATCAGTAGTATCTGAATATCGCTTTTATCAACAACCCAATCGTTGTCAAGTTGCTCTTGGACTCTATAAATAACATTTTCCATAATGATATTTTATGTTTTCACCAAACTAATATAGGAAATTGTTAAATGGTGTAAAAAATACCTATCTTTGACGAAATCATTCTTTCATGAGTTACAACGATTATCCACAATCAGCGACCAACAACGCAAAGAGAGCGTTGAAGTACAAAGAAGAGTCCGGCAACCCCAAAGGATGCGGAACACTTGTTGGTTGGCAGAGGGCCAATCAGTTGGCCAAACGTGAAAGCATATCCGAAGAAACGGTGAAAAGAATGGCTTCATTCAAACGTCATCAACAGAACAAAGATGTGCCCTATGAAGAAGGTTGCGGTGGCCTCATGTGGGATGCTTGGGGAGGGACATCAGGAGTTGAATGGGCTATAAGGAAATCGAAAGAGATTGATGAAGCTAAAAAGGAGATTGAAAGTCAGTACGTTTTAGAGAAGAGAGAGCAAGACGAAATGGAAGAAAAAAACGTGATGGACACTTTGAGGGACAAAGCAAAACAACACAACGATGAAGTTGGTGATGTAGCTTCGAAAAGAACAACGGCAGGAACCTTGAAGAAAGTTTACGACAGGGGTATAGGGGCTTACAGGACTAATCCTGGATCAGTTCGACCAAATGTGTCAAGTGCTTCTCAGTGGGCGTTTGCGCGAGTGAATTCATTTTTATACGCCTTGCGTAATGGAAAGTTTAGGTCAGGCAAACATGACACGGATCTTCTGCCGTCCGGACACCCTCAATCATCAAAAAACCATCATGAAGATATGGAAGAAACAAAAGTAGATGCACAACTTGCTTATTTTAGAACTGAGGAAGAAGCAGAAGAATACGCTGAATTTTTAGGTTGTACCGGAACTCATGCTCACGACATGAATGGAACAACTTACTACATGGCTTGTAGCAACCACGACAGAAACATTGAACTGGAAGAAATCAGACAGAGCAAAAATATGAACTTACCATACATAACAAAAGACACATACACTGAAATAAGAGGCGTTGACGTTGAAAAAAGAATCGTTGAGGGATATTATTCTGTATTTGATTTCAAAGATTCGGACGGTGATGTGATTGTAAAGGGAGCGTACAAAAAAACTTTACAGGAGAATGGGCCAGAGGGCAAGAACAGAATCATGCACCTTTATCAGCATGACCCATTGCAAGTGCTAGGCAGACCAATGACATTGATGGAGGACGAAAAAGGTCTGTATTTTAGAACGATGATTGCTGACACTCAACTTGGTACGGACGTTTTGAAACTTTACCGTGACGGAGTTCTAAAAGAACATTCAGTTGGAATCAACTTCGTGAAGAGAGATTATTCAGAGGAGGAAGATGCTTACATAGTCAAGGAAGCAACGATGTGGGAAGGATCAACCGTAACCTGGGGAGCAAACGAACTTAGCATTGGAGGCTTGGCCAAGGGTACAGTCAAGACTCAGATCGATAAATACAAAGAACTTTCAAGAGCGTTTTATTCTGGTGATTACACCGATGAAACTTATATGCTCATTGAAAAACAAATCAAACATTTACACGAACAAATCAAGAGTTCACTTAACTTTACAGAGCCGGCTCAAGCCACTCCAAAAAAAGACGAAGCCGAACTTGTTTCAAAACTGTTTGATAACTTTAACAGTAAACTTAAAATAGAACAGGAGTTCAAAAGATGGACTTAGAGAAAACTATATCAGAGGGGCTTGAGTCAGTAAAAGGACACATGGATGTACTTAAAACAGATTTAGACACCCGTTATGACAAACTTCAAGAAGAAGTAAAAAGCGCAGGAGTAGCCGATGAAGCTACTAAAACTGAAATCAAGAACCTTGAAGAGATTATCGCAGGTCAAAAAGATAGAATCGAAGCTATCGAGAAATCTGCTAATCGATTAGGATCAAGCAACGAGCCTGTAAACGTTAAGAGCGTTATACAAGATGCACTTGAGTCTAAAGGCGTTCAAGATCAGATGGAAGCTTTCAAAGCAGGTCAGACTTCCGGATTCACAATGAATACGAAAGCAGTTATAACTGAATCAGGATCTTATACTGGTGATGTTGTACCGGCTGATTATGTTGCAGGAATAAAGTACGATGCGGAGCGTAAAACTCACGTTCGTCAGTTCTTGCCTAACGGAAGCACAAACAGTGACAAGATCCGTTACATCAAAGAAAGCGGATTCACCGACAACACCGGTATCGTTGCTGAAGGTAACGCATCAGGTCAGAATGACTTCTCACTAACCGCAACTGATGCTGTGGTTGAGAAGATTGCCGCACATTTCAGAGTTTCAAAAGAAGCCTTGAATGATACTGCCGGATTAGCTTCTCACATTTCATTACGTGGAATGGAAAAGTACATGAAAGAAGAAGATGCGTACTTGCTTTATGATGCAACATACGGATTGAACGTAACTGCGACTGACTATGCTTTAGATCTTTATACAAATGATACAGATGCTCAAGAGCATGATGTGTTACTTGAAGCGATCAAGCAAGTTGAAAATCGCAACTTCACTCCATCTGCAATCATGATGGGCATAGGAAGATTCTATGAAATGATTCGTAGAAAAGATGCCAATGGCAACTACATCTTCCCAAATGATGTTGTGTTTGGAACTCGTGTACCAGTTGTACGCGGTGTACCGATTATAGCTACCAACGCAATCAACGACACCGATGGTGACAAAGATGATTTCTTGGTTGCTGACTTTGCTCAGATGACTACTTTATTCGACCGTGAGTCAATGCAAGTAAGATTCTATGAGCAGGATCAAGACAACGTTGTTAAAGATCTTGTGACTGTACAGATCTCAGGACGTTTAGCGTTACCAACTTACTTGCCTAACGCAGGTGCTTTCGGTAACTTCGCAACTGCTATCATAAACGCAGGTAACTCGTAAGTAAACGAGTAAGGAACTTTGGAACACGGGGTGGTTCGATTCCACCCGTTCCTCCAACTAATTTTATTCATTATGGCTTACAAGTGTAGAAAAAACTTCAGATACGGCAAACAACCTTATAAGATTGATCAACCATTCGAAGCGGATAACGCGACTATGGCGGATATGCTGAAGAGGGGATTGCTTTATGAAACGAAAGAAGATAAGAAAGCATACAAAAAAACTGACGTTGTGTACATAGAAAAAGATGAAAGTACGAAAACAATGTATTATGTTAAGAAAGGCAATCAAATCATCGATCGTCTTAATCACAAAAAAGCAACCGAACTAATGGAAGAACTAAATGGCCTTTCTTAGGGACAACATAAAATCACCGGATTACGGTCGAAATGGCGTTGTAACAGTTTCAACAACACCGACTGGTACAAATACATCATCAGACGTTTTGAGCACGGCAAACGCAAAATCCTGGATGAAAGTAGACGGCACTTATGAGGACTCATTGATTGACGATCTGATTGGTGAAGTGATTGACTCAGTTGAGCAAGCTTATTCATTTCAACTAATCGAGAAGACCGTTATAGCTGAATGGGAGGTTTATGCGCAGAGAGTTGACTTGCCTTTATACCCTGTACAGTCAGTGAGTTCTGTCAAAACCATAAACAACGAAGGCACCGAAACTACATTGACTGTCGGGGTAGATTATTATGTACAAGGGGATGCGATCGTGTTTAATCTTGTAAACGGTTATGATGCTCCATTTCAACGATTGAGATTGAAAGTGGAATATGTTGCAGGATTCTCAACCATTCCTTCCGGGATCGTGATTGGGCTTAAAAAAGCTATTCTTTCAAGTTATGAAGACAGACAAGATCTTGTTGAAGGGAATGTTTCAGAACTTCCAAACAGTTCAAAAACTTACTTCAAAAAATACGCCAAAATAATATGATGAATGAAAACAAAGAGCAGACAGAGCAACGTAGGCCATCTAAAACAGAGAGTGTTATTTCAAAGATACACTTTGAGTTCAGACGGGATGGGAGGGAACACTCAAACGTGGGGGGATGTTGGTACTGTTTGGGCCAATGTGACTCCTGTTTCGGGTCGTGAATCCTATGAGATAGGCGGATTAAAAGGCAAGGTCAAATATAAGATTATAACCAGGTACAGGAATGATTTAGATCCGGCTGAAACATGGACGGCAAGCACGGATGATTTCGATGCAAGCGAACTGGTGTGGGATGAAGGAAATCCGGAGATAGTTGATACATATACTTTTCTGATGAGAGCCGTTTATGACGGAAGAATCTTTAACATTGAATATGCTCAAGACAGAAACGAAGACAAGACCTACACGGAACTAATGGCAGTTGAGGATGTAAATGCTTAGGATGCAAGTCAATCAGATGGAGTTGAAGAACGTTGTCGGCAACGTCAATAAGCTTGAAAAAGGAATGGCCATGAGGATAGGTCAAGCGATCAACTTGTCAGCTTTGAGAATCGAGTCAACTGCTAAAAAGAATGTTCCAACGGACACGGGAAGGCTTAAAGGTTCAATCATGACTCAAAAAAATAGTTCATATTCAAGGACAGTCGGAACCAATGTTGAATATGCTCCATACGTTGAGTTTGGAACGCGATCGAAAGTTGAAACAATTATATCCGGAGTAGATTATTCAAGCGTTGCGCAACCTTTCAAGAAGTCAAGTGGAGGGCCGGGAGGAATGTCGTCACGGCCGTATCTGTTTCCTGCCTTTGAGAAAGAAAAACCGCAACTGATATCAAACGTTAAAAAGATCTTGAAAAGTGGCAAAAGATAGCACAACAGAATTACAGGTTGCTTATTACACGCTTCTAAACACGAACGTGACTTTATCAGGAACGCCCGTTCCTGTTTACGATGAAGTGCCGGCAAACGCGACTTATCCTCATATTCACTTCGGTGAAACAACGCTTGTTGATAACAGTACCAAATCAACCTTCATGGACGAAGTTACATTTAGCATGAGTGTTGTTGATCGATTTCAAGCGGACAACGGAAGCCGGGCAAAAATAAACAGTTGCGTAAATCAAGTGAAAGAGATTATCAGAGCAAGGCCCGTTCCATTTAGCCTTTCAAGCTTCAATGTAATAAC